CTGAACCCAATAATATTTACCACTCGTCCAAGTTGTATCACCACCGGTGATTAAAATTGGTGATTTATTCGTGTTATTGTATATTTGGTTCGTTGTGTTATATCCGGTCCAATTACTTACAGTCATATACTTATAAACACGCACGTGTCCACGACCATCGCTATTTGAGGCAGTTGTTCCATCATTAGATGGACTTCCAAACGCAACTATTGTTCCATCATAGCTTAACGATAATGAATAACCAGAAAAATCACCGTATGTAATGCTTCCATTACCTCCAAATTCTCCGTCAATATCTGCTCCCATCTGGACCCAATAATATTTACCACTCGTCCAAGTTGTATCACCACCGGTGATTAAAATTGGCGAATTAGTGTATTTTTGGTTCGTTGTATTATATCCTGTCCAATTATTTACAGTTATATACTTATAAACACGCAGATGACCACAATTACTGCCATTAATTACCGATGTGCCATCATTATTGTTTGCTCCGATCGCAACCGATAAACCATCTGAACTTAACGATACTGAATAACCAGACTGATCACCGTATGTAGTGCTTCCGTTACCTCCCAATTCTCCGTCAATATCTGCTCCCATCTGAACCCAATAATATTTACCACTCGTCCAAGTAGTATCACCACCTGTTATTAGAATTGGCGATTGATTCGTGTTGTTGTATCTTTGGTTCGTCGTGTTATATCCGGTCCAATTACTTACAGTCATATACTTATAAACACGCACATTTCCACGATTATCGACAGTGCTTGTAGTTGTTCCATCATTATATGGACTTCCGATTGCAACGATCAATCCGTCAGAGCTTAACGATACTGTACTACCATTCAGACCATTGCCATCGTTGGTTGCTTCGCCGTCAATATCCGCCCCAACCTGAACCCAATAATATTTACCGCTCGTCCAAGTAGCATCACCACCTGTTATTAGAATTGGCGATTGATTCGTGTTGTTGTATATTTGGTTCGTCGTGTTATATCCTGTCCAGCTACTTACAGTCATATACTTATAAACACGCACATGTCCACGATTATTATTCGCGTCGGTAGTCGTGCCATCATTATAGATCGCACAAATCGCAATGGTGGAACCGTCTGAGCTTAATGATATTGACTCCGCGGAATAATCACCAGTTGCTTCGCCATTGATCGATGCACCACGTTGGTTGAACACTTTAGCATAAGTTGCCTGAATATTCGTTATATCAGACACATAATAACCAGAACTAATGATCGTTTGTGCAGAATAGCCTGCACTCATTATATCGGTTATACTATACCCCGCAGCAAAAACCTCCGCAGTCGAAAAACCAACATCCTTTAATTGTTGAGCAGTAAACCCGAACGCATATAACTGGCTCGCAGTATAACCACCTACTGTTTTTAATGTGCTCGATGAATATCCAGCAGACACAATTTCACTATCCGCATAGTTTGCTAGCTGTAATGTCTGTATTTGAACACCTTGTTGATATAATGTAGACGCGCGTGCAGGTGAATATTGGTAAACTCGAACGGAACCTCGGTAATCGATAGAGTATGTAGTTGTGCCGTCATTTAATCTTGCCCCAAAAGCGATGGTTCTGCCGTCATCGCTTAATGAAACCGGACTTCCTGCAGAATCACCAGCGGCTTCGCCATCGATATCACCTCCTATCATTTGAACCCAATATTTTTTACTCGAATTCCACGTTGTGTCTCCGCCAGTGATAAGTATAGGTTTTGTGTTAGTATTATCGTATAACAGATTCACGCTGTTATCGAGCACATTCCATTCGTTTTGAGACACTGTTCTATATTGATACACGCGAGTATGGCCTCGTTCATCGCCGACGTTATACGTGCCATCATTTCCAGGAGCGCCTATTGCCAAAATAGAACCATCCGCGCTCAATGATACAGAGTTTCCTGATTCCTCATTAATAAAACGACCTTCACCATCTATATCACCTCCTTGTTGAACCCAATATTTTTTGGTTGCATTCCACGTTCTATCTCCACCAGTTATTAAGATCGGTTTTTTATTTGAATTATTATATATTTGATTCACGCTGTTATCGAGAACATTCCATTCGGTTTGAGACACCGTTCTATATTGATACACCCGCACATGGCCTCGATTGTTACCAGAAGTTCCTGTCGTGCCGTCATTACCGACAGCACCGATTGCTAAAATGGTTCCATCCGTATTCAATGACACTGAATAACCTGATTTATCGTCTGCTGCTTCACCATCTATATCTCCGCCCATTTGAACCCAATAATATTTACCAGAAATAGGAGTTGCATCACCGCCAGATAATACAACCGGCAAGTTATTATTCGAACCATCAAAAAAATTATTAGTCGTTAAATTAAAAGACGTTTTATAGTTATTTGTCCAAACCGTTTCAGAAATTGTTCTGTATTCATATACACGTGCCATTCCACGATTATCGGATGAATTGGTGGTTGTCCCATCATTATTTGAAGCTCCGAACGCAACTTTTTTACCATCACGACTTAACGCTACTGACCGCCCCGCGTTGTCGAAATTGTAATTACCTTCGCCATCAATATCATAGCCCAACTGAACCCAATAATATTTATTCGGGACCGGTATCGAATCGCCAGATGCACCCACGACAATAGGCTTATTATTTGGAGCGACACCGGTATATGTTGTATTTGACACATCATAATTACCCCAACTAGTATCTGTTATAGTTCTATATTGATACACACGCACGTGTCCACGGTCAGATACAGCGGTTCCATCATGATATGGAGTAGCAATCGCAACGATTGATCCGTCAGAACTTAATGATACTGAATAACCAGCCTGATCGTCGGCATTTTCGCCATCAATATCTCCGCCCATTTGAACCCAATAATATTTTGTTGGAGACCAGGTTGTATCCCCACCAGTGATAAGAACAGGTTTTATATTACTATTATTATATATTTGATTCAAACTATTATCGAGTGTGTTCCATTCAGCTTGAGAAACCGTTCTATAACGATAAACGCGGACATGGCCATGTCCTGTGTTTGTTGTATTTGTTCCATCATTACCGGTTGCTCCGATTGCAACCGTATATCCATCTGAACTTAATGCGACTGAATAACCAGACCCATCACCAAATGTAGTGCTTCCGTTACCTCCAAATTCTCCGTCTATATCTCCACCCATTTGAACCCAATAGGGTTTTGTCGAATTCCATGCCGTATCTCCACCTGTTATTAATACCGGTTTTGTATTTGAATTATTATATATTTGATTCACGCTGTTATCGAGGATATCCCATTCGGCTTGTGAAACTGTTCTATATTTATAAACACGCACAGAACCACGGACATCGCCAGAACTTCCTGTCGTGCCGTCATTACCGACAGCACCGATAGCCAAAATAGTTCCATCAGAATTAATCGCTACCGAATATCCAGACTGATCACCGGCTGCTTCACCATCTATATCTCCGCCCAACTTGGTGAGAGCACTCGCATATTGAATCCTAATCGCCGATATATCAGACACATAATTACCGGATGAGATAATCGTTGATGCCCTATATCCAGCATTTATTACATCGGTTATACTATACCCTGCAGCTAATATCTCTGCAGTAGTAAACCCCTGATTGCTTAGATCAGTTATAGTCGCCCCGCCTAATCGTAATTGAGTGGCGGTAGACATTATTACCTGTCTATATCATAAGAACAGTTAATAATGACAAGAAAATACTTTATTACTAGCGCTAAAACACCCTTTATAGTTTTGCAGTATACCACAATCTAGATAAATAACTATAACTATCTGATGTATCTGCCTGCGCTTTATTCGCAGTTGTGTCGGGTCCATTCGCTGCAATTTTACTGATTTCGAAAATATTCAATGCTTGCGCATAATATCGTAAATTCGACAATTTCCCACTGAAACCTCCGTTCTGGCAAACTAATACATCGTTAAAGTTCTGCATGGGCACTGCATCCAGGTTCAGACGACCAGATACCGTCCCGTTGATATAGGCATCCATAACCGTGTTTTGCATACGTATAACCACATTTACCCATTTCTTCAATGGAATATCGTTGATAACCAACGTATCCAAACGGCGGTTCGTATTTGTATTCATAATAATATGCAGAGATGCGGTATTGGCTGCATTCGTCGTATTCGACACGTTTTGTTTCAAATACAATCCAGGCGCATTGTTTACGTCTGCAATACCCATGTCATCAAAGGACGCGTTCCCCTTGCTAAAGATATGCTGATGGCGTATGTAATTCGTTCCGCTATTCAATTCATTCACAAATATCCAAACGGACCATGTGAACTCAATGCCGGAAGATTCGTTGTTCGATCTCCTCACCAAAATCGAATCGGGTTTTGTCGGATCTTGAGGAATCGTTAATGAATTCGTTCCGTCGATCATTCCCCGAACCAAATAGGGACTGTCGGGTGCAGTCGAAAAATACTGGATCAACATTATCCCTAAATTCAATAAAAACAAAAACACGATCACGACCAGGATAATAAACGCAAACTTGGCAATCAATGTGTTTGATTCTAAAAAACCGCTCGACGCGCCAATACCCGCCTCGGCTTGCACTGAGAATTGGTTTACACTTGTATTAATCGATTGAGAAACGGTATTCATCGTATCACTAAGCTTAGAACCTATGGTCGAAAGGGTGTTTGACACCGCATTTGCAGGAACTATACCGGGTGCTGATGAAAATGGACTAGATGGTTGTGATTGAAAATTCATAAATCGTATTATAGTATATATTACAACTATAAAACGATTTTCGCTAAAACGCAATTTGCGAATAGCCTAAAATAGTCGGTATTTACTTTGTTCCACGTTGTCCTTTAATATAGACAAGTTAATTCCGTAAGATGACACGTATGATTGCAACCCATTTCCACCGTTGCCTTCCATGTAAGAGGACCACACCACTTGCGGATTGACGGGCAGCGACCAATGTTTAAATTTCGATACGTATGCATCGAATCCACTGCCCAAATTCATCGCCGCTGTCCCAATGGGAACCTTGGGCATATCATTGCTATCCGCATTTTCCTTATAGATGCGGGCGGATTTGATCAGCTTACCGTCGAGGTAGGCATCCAAATATTGATTGTCTACGCTGACGACGAGTTGTGTCCATTTTTGCAAAGGGAATGAATCGGTTATCTCTACCGTCATCACTTGCGGCGAAGCCTGAGTGCTCTTGTTCATGGTTATATCGCATTTCAACGTGGGGGTTATCTGGTCCAAATACAATTTGATATTATCGTCCCGACCATAAATGGTTTTCGGAACACTCGTATCCCACGAATTCACATAAACCCATATTCCGTAGGCATAGCGCGTGCCCATGGGGTTTGTTTTGATCGGAATGGGAGGATTCGATCCAGTTAGACTGGCAGTGGAAACCAACTCGGTTGTCTGCAAGCCGAAAAATCGGTATAAAATATAGACTAAAACGATCACTAATATCACTAAACCTATCGCGAACGAATTCATTTCTGTTGTATATTTATTACTCATATTTTAATTGTCGGAGGCGATTGTTTTTTCAGGATGTTATAATCAGCAGCAATGGCCGATTTTGTCATCGTTTTTTTATGATACACGATGTTGCTGATCGCGCCAATAATACCGTCCGTCGCGCCGATCTTCATGAGATCAGGAGTAGCATAATTGGGCTGTTTGTTTTTCAAATAAAAGGTTCTCTCTAAATGTCCATTTATAAATAAATCTACGTAGTTCGGTGTATAATTAAACACGATTTGGTTCCATCGCTGCCCGGGCATTTTGAATTCGTAAAACCGTTCGTTCAATTCAACATCCGCATTTGTTATGTATACCCGATACGTATCGCGGGAATCCGTGTTATTGATATCCGTATTTGCAAACGTGATCTTTGGACGACCTGCGCCATAATCAAATAGCGTGGTTTCTTTGTTATAGGCGATGGTGTTCGAAGTGTAATGGTTTACATATAACCACATGGATAGGGCAAAATTACGGCGATGCACAGTGTCATCTGAATTAGCCACAGAAAGCGTATCTGGCATCAAAATCTCCTTGCTCACCTCCAATGTTTGCGGTATATCCAAGAAAACGGTTCTCTCGAGGATTGAAACCGAATCCATTTTTGAAAAGTGCATGATTAATTTCGGAAGATAAACATATAATGCGATCAGAATAGCTTCCAAGCTCAATAGAATATAAATCGGTCGACTGGTTAGATCAAACTCCTTTTTAATATACTGCACAAAATCCAAAAACAAACATGGTAAGTAAAAGAGTAGGTTGATAAACACGCCTCCCCAGCCCGTGGACGATTTCATTGAATTGCTGAATACATAAAAAATGATCGCCATCGCAATCACTACGATGAATAATGTGAGAACCGTAGACAATACAGACAAACTCCATAAGCTAATATCGGCATACCAACTGCTGAATATAAACACAGAGGCGATCATTATGAATGCAATCGCTACCATAGACGAATTGGTGGGGTATTTTTCGAGGATGAACTGGTAAAATGTATATCCAAGGATAACCATGATGGGGAGTCCAATACCATACATATATTTGGTAGCATTTGCGGTAGCAATGGTTGGATCGGCTATCGCACTGTGTATATAGTATCCAGATAACAGAGCGAATAATGATATCACGACGGCGGATGTTATTTCTACCATCTTTTTGGTTATGCGTAATATAATAACCGTATAAAATAAAATTCTACTCGGTAAAAAATATTTTACAGACTAAAATGTTTCCGCGGAGAGCGATCCTCTCTCTCTACAAATTCTCCATGGTCGTTTTTTTCCCGTGGCATTCTCTACATAATGCAACTAAATTGTCTACATGATTGCTTCCGCCGTATTCCAGACGCATCTTATGATCTACTTCGAACCACGCAGTCAACTGATTTTGGCAGTCCCCGCACTTCCAATTTTGTCGAGAAGCAACGAATTTCTTCTTGGTTTCACTCACCGACCGTTTCGTCGATGTTTTACCCGAATTCACGATCCTCTTCTCCGCCTGCTGGTTGGGCCGAGCAAGCGGTATAATGGGGTGGGAATCCATTCCACCGCCTAAACTGACATGACGGTGGTCGTCGTTAAAGCTATGTTTCGCAGTGAAATCCAAAATGGGGGAGATCATATTGGACGTATTACGATCAATCGGCAGATATTTGATATAATCATTCGATGAACTCACAATTTGTTGCGCGCGCAATGGATTCTTCTTGATTAAAATATACAACATGAGTGCCGCAAACGCAACGCCCGCCATCTTATAATATTTTGTCCATGTCATTAACAGTTTACTATATTTGCCGTCCGTATAAATATTCGCCATTATAAATCCAGCGATTAAAAAAATGATGATTTCGATTCGCATATTTTAGTTATATATCCATGAGAATTATTTTTGCGCCTAGTTATACCATGTGTATATCGCGAACAATAACAGACCGATCACGATGGCATGTAGATAATGCTTACGCATATTGATCTGTTCGACTAAATAAATCGGTCGAGGTTTATACATATCTCGATATTTTTCTAGAGCCTGGGGCAGAGACAGTTCCAATTTTCCCAAATGATGGTTCACCTTGTTGTGGATAAAATGCATCCATTTCACGAAGGATTCCCGTGAATCCAAATACGGCGATACCGGATATTTATCAAGTAATTCGCTAAATTTATTTCCGATTTCAGGTATAGGAATAAACAACGGCATGTTTTGTATGAGATCGTAGTATTTACGTTTCGCCACCGCATTCGGAGTATCCGGATAAGACTCCGCCACGGTATGTAGAAAAAACCAATAATGAGGGCCCCAAACGGACGGATCGAAAAACATTGGATAATGTTAGTGTAATTATATAAAGATTGGGGATTATAATCATGTAGGATAATCGAATTATTATGTGTGATGTATACTGTAATAATTGTGGGAAAAATGGACATCTATACCATCATTGTAAAATTCCGATAACAAGTATCGGAATCATCGCATTTCGAATTATGAATCATAAAATCGAGTATTTGATGATACGCCGCAAAGATACGCTGGGATACATTGATTTTATGCGCGGCAAATATTCGGTTCAAAACAAAGATTATGTTATGAATATGATTAAACAAATGACGCAAGAAGAAAAACACAAACTCAAGACAAAAACATTCAACGATCTATGGGCAGAATTGTGGGGGATCGATTTACAATCGACTCAGTATAGAACGGAGGAAAATGGATCTCGTGATAAATTCAACGCACTTAAAAAAGGGATTGTATTGCTAAACTCGTCCTACACGCTAGATTCTATGATTGACGAATGTGATCAATATAAATGTTGGGATGAACCGGAATGGGGATTTCCGAAAGGTCGGCGAAATTATATGGAGAAGGATTATGACTGTGGGATGCGCGAATTTTGCGAAGAGACTGGATATAATAAGAAACAGCTCTTGCATGTTAAAAACCTTTTGCCTTTTGAAGAAATATTTACGGGATCAAATTACAAATCGTATAAACACAAGTATTTTCTATCTTTCATGACAACTGCGGATTCTACTAATCTAGGCAAGTATGAGCCATCTGAGGTCAGTAAAATGGAATGGTTATCTTTTGAGGATTGTATGTCTGCCATTCGGCCGTATAATTTAGAGAGAAAACGGATGTTGATATGTATTAATAATATGTTGAAATGTTATCCGTTGGTCCATTTATGAGAATACTGTTTCGAAAAATACATGTATAGAAATAAAGTATACATATATTTTAAGCAATACCTTTACGAAGATGTCGAAATATACAAAACGAGTGTCCCCACAACATACTAGTAAACAAAAGGGGACGCGTAAACGGGCCAAAGAACAATACCTCGGTTGCTCGGCGGATTATAAGATAACCGCGGAGGACAAACCACGCGTGGAAGAATTGGAAAAACGAACCAACCAGGAGTTGCGCGATCAAATTTCGGAAATGGTTGGTGATGCTACTGGAAAACAAACGATTTATGCGGCAACTACCAAGGGCGCTCTTATTCGATTGTTAATTTGTATGGAACATAAACAGGAAATAACTGCGTCCGGATTAATAGATAAATTAACGGAATTCAAACCGGTCCAGTTGGATGAGTCCGTTCTACATAGCAGCATAATACCGAATCTATTGCCGGTAGCGGTTCCCTGCGGTGAGGGTCAAAAATGTCCGACCGGGTTTCGTTGTGATAAAACCAAAGAAACTTGCTATGAGCTTACCCAATTAACCGTTCGTGGGAACAACCAAACAGTCGAGCTGACTGTAGATGGACATCGAGGGAAACCAGTCGATCTATCGTTTTTGGGTTCAAAAATAGATCGTATATTGGCGTGGAAAGGTTCTCGTGATGGAAAGAAAATAACTGGTAAAATGTTGGCGGAGGAGATTCAACGTTTGAAAACCCTGCTGGGCGGTAAGAGCAAGGAAGTCGACAGCACGTATTATGGCACATTGAATGATGAAATGATTATTCAGATTATATATCTCGAGCAATTATTGCAGAAGGCAGAGCCGGAACCCGTTCACGAACCGACAGCGGTCGAACCAACCACGACTACGGCTATCACTGAACCGACAGCGGTCGAACCAACCACGACAGCGGCTATCACTGAACCGACCGCGGTCGAACCCGAACCCGTTCATACAGCTGAACCTGAACCGGAGATTCCGCCAATCGAAGCGGTTCAAGAACCTCTGCCCGATTTAAAAGTAAACATGTCCACTACGGAACAACAATTACAAGAACAAATTGGAGTGATGCCCGATGACATCGATTCGGCGGAATACAATAAATATCTGTTTAAACGAGAGAAACTAGAACACGAGAACCAAACCGACGATTTTTTGTATCCAACCCTCGACGATCCCCAATTCAATGCAAAAATCGCGACAAGAAAAGAATTCAACGATACGAAATACGACGGAAAAATCTACAATATCGAAAAACACGCCGATAAAATGTGCTCAGTCGATTTTGAGCTCATGCCTCATCAATTATTTGTAAAAAATTTCTTGTCATTTCATACACCCTACAATGCGTTGCTTTTATACCATGGTCTCGGCACGGGTAAGACATGCAGTGCCATCGGAATCGCAGAAGAAATGCGCACCTATATGAAACAAATCGGCCATAAACACCGAATCATCGTGGTTGCATCTCCCAACGTGCAAAATAACTTTAAATTGCAACTATTCGATGAACGAAAACTTAAAAAGGACGGAGATGTCTGGAATTTAAATACTTGTATTGGAAACACCCTATTGGCAGAAGTTATTCCGACCCAAACACAGTCCATACCCAAAGAAAAACTCGTATCTATGATCACCTCCCTGATCAATCAATATTATGTCTTCATGGGATACGGCGAATTCGCCAACTTCATCAAGCGTAAGACACAAGTCGACGACGTTGAACTCGGGATCACTCAGCAAGAACAAAAAGAAATGGAAATCGGCAAAATACGCAAAATATTCAATAACCGTCTTGTTATCATTGACGAGGTTCATAATATTCGTCTAATGCAAGAGAACAAACAATCGAAAAAGACCGCCAATCTTTTGATGCATGTGTGTAAGTATGCCAATGATATGAGACTGTTATTATTGTCGGCCACCCCGATGTTCAATAGTTATAAAGAAATCATATGGCTATGTAATTTATTAAATATGGTGGACAAACGAAGCACCATTAAGGAGGAAGATGTGTTCGATACGGACGGCGCATTTTTGCCTCCCCGCACATCCAAAGACGGCACACCATTGGAGGGAGGTCGTGAATTATTACAACGAAAATTAACCGGATACGTTTCCTATGTTCGAGGAGAGAACCCATATTCCTTCCCATATCGTATCTATCCCGAACTGTTTGCGCCAGAGAAAGAGATCACCTCGGATACATATCCGACCCTGCAGATGAATAAAAAACCGGTGGATGCGCCACTTAAACATGTGCCGGTTTATATAAATGAAAATGGTAGCTATCAAGCACAAGTATATAACTACATAATCGCCAACATGATGACAAAGCCGTTTGCGACGGCCAACCTAAATAGCCCTGAACGAGAAATACCATCGTTCGAAAACATGGAATCTTTTGGATACACCCAGTTAAAAGAGCCCCTAGAAGCACTAAATATCGTCTTTCCGTATTCCAATTTCGGTAAACCAACTGATAATATGGAAGAACCGGAAGATGCGGCCAGTATTATCCGTAATATGATCGGCAAACAGGGGTTGTCGAATGTGATGACATATAAAACTATGCGGAACCCCTATGAACTTCGATATGATTTCGAATACAAGCCTGATATTTTATCGCAATATGGACGTATTTTCCATTCAGAAAACTTACCCAAATATAGTGGCAAGATCGCGAACATCTGCAATATTATTCGGAAATCAAAAGGCATTATTATGATCTATTCTCAATATATTGATGGCGGCGTTGTCCCCATTGCACTAGCCCTCGAAGAAATGGGTATCACTCGTTTCGGATCCGCAAGCTATACCAAATCCCTGTTTAAAACTCCTCCTACAGAACCGGTCGATGCACTCACTCTGAAGCCGCTCTCTGAACTAGAGAATAAAAGTGCATTCCGCCCGGCCAAATACGTGATGATCACCGGCGACAAGGCATTTTCCCCGAATAATCTGGCCGACCTGAAATATACAACCAATATGAACAATCTTTACGGAGAATCGGTCCGCGTGATTTTGATTACCAAGGCCGCGGCTGAAGGACTCGATTTTAAAAACATCCGTCAATTACACGTGCTAGAACCATGGTATAACATGAACCGCACGGAACAGATCATTGGTCGAACGGTTCGTAATTTAAGCCATTGTGCGCTTCCGTTTGCGGAACGTAATGTGGAAATCTATTTACATGCCACGTCCCCCGTTAATAATGAAGAAACCGCCGATTTATACGTATATCGATTCGCCGAGAAAAAAGCAGTTCAGATCGGACAAGTCTCTCGCCTACTAAAAGAGACCGCCGTGGATTGTATATTAAATATTGAACAAACCAATTTTACAGTAGATAAATTGATGGAATTGGCCGCGAATCAGAAAGTGGTATTACAACTGTCGAGCGATCTAGCAATCGACTATCAGATCGGGGATCGACCCGGAACCGACATTTGTGATTACATGGACAATTGTAATTTCGTATGTTCACCGTCGATCGATACGACAGAGGAAGTCAAACTAACCGAAAATACATTCAGCGAAGAGTATGCCAAGATGAATTTCACCTCGATCGTCAAACATATTCGTGCTCTATTCAAAGAACAAGTGTTTTATCCTCGGGATATTCTGATTCGATCCATACAAATCAACCGCGAATATCCGATTGAACATATTGATTATGCCTTGTCGTATTTCATAGACAATAAAAATGAACATCTCGTAGATAAATACGGCCGAATGGGATATTTGATCAATACGGACGATATTTACGCCTTTCAACCCATCGAGATCACTGACGAAAACGTTTCGATTTGGGACCGAACAGTTCCGATTGATTATAAACCGAATTCCATATCATTGGAATTGCCGGTCGAAAAGGGGGAACCTGGAACGGCCGCAGTAAAATCAGTCGTATCTAAAAAATCCGACAGTGTCATCGACAAATACACCACCGATTATGCATTAAACGATATCCGCAGCAAATATACGACGCTGCAAGACAGTATTTTTTCTAAATTAGCCGATATTAAGCTGTATCGCAATAACGCCACCGCTATTGATAATGGAGAAACCGACTGGTATAGGCATCTAGGGAAAGTCTATCAACGACTCAATATTACCCATGGAATACCAGACAAGTTCATCGAACGGTTTGCCATCTTTCATTATATCGACGGACTCCCCATCGAAGATCGTCTGCACTTGGTGTATTATTTATATCACCGAACGATCGTTGCCGAGCAAGCTACCATGGATGATGCCGATTCCGAACCAGTTTCCAATGCAGAAACCGAAGATCAAGCGAACCGTCGTAGACAAAAGGTTATTAAACAATATTTCGACGGTAAAATCATTAAGGCGGAAGATCAAATGGGCGTGGTTCTCGCCGCGAATAATAAGATTGATTTATATATTCAAAATGTAGAAACACAACAGTGGCAACAAGCAGAAGCCACCGAAATCCGCAGCTTCCATAGCGATTTACAGAAGAGGTTCTCTGTTCCGGACCAACTTATATTGTCCACGCCAAACCCCCCTCGTGTGATCGGGTTTATGCACATATTCAAACAAAATGAAATGGTTTTCAAGATCAAAGAGATCACAAACCATCGTAATAACAAAGGTTCTAAGTGCAGTAGCATGGGGAAGATCGATATCATCAAACGAATCAACCGTATTTTAGAAGAAAATCCATATTCGACGACATCTACGGCAATTCGTTATAAACCAACCGACGCAGAAACGATTCTACGACCCGGTTTATGTGTGATTGTAGAGATGATTACGCGCTATTATAATGAACATGAAGGCAGTTCGAAAAAACGGGTATGGTTTTTTGACGTGGAAAAAACTCTCGCGAATAAAATCATTGACCTCAAAAGCGCATAATGGAAAATTGAATCCACTGTAGTATATTTGAAATAACATAAAAAGATATTTTGTGTTATTATAGTAGTATGTCAAAAATTTCGGATCAACGCAAAGTTTCCGGGGTGTATACCCAATCCGTCTTGTCAATGAAGGTTCCGCTATTGATCACTGAAGTTGGTAAACAGGTCAAACAAAATTTAGAACGTATGATTTCGAAAAAAACGGAAGGTAGATGCATGGCCGAAGGATTTATTCGACCCGGTTCTGTGCGTGTATTGAGCTATTCTAGCGGAACAATTAATAACGAATATGTAGAATTCCAAACCATATACGAATGCATGATTTGTTATCCCGTCGAGGGAATGCATTTGGATTGTCGCACAAAAACAATTACGAAAGCCGGTATTCATGCGGAAGTGGTCGACGAAAGTGGCATGATACCCATAACCGTATTTATTGCGCGAGACCATCATTTTACGGACAAGATGTTTGCGTCTATTCGCGAAAATTCGACCATCAAAGTAAGTGTTATCGGTGTCCGCTTTGAATTAAATGATCCCTACATTTGCGTGATCGCAAAACTGATGGATGGCGGAGAAAGCAGCATGTCCATATATAGACCCGACAAAATACGCAAACCTGCGATTCGAATCATGGAAGAGGATGAGTAATCAGAAATTGTCTATAACATATGGAACTGGCTATATGTTATACATTCGTCAGAAAAATAGAATTGGTTGCATTATCGCACGTTTACTCTTTTTTTAGTTCTTTCAGACGGGCTTGTAGAGCCGATATACGCTCCGTTTGTTCTTGTAGCGTGCGGACTAAGAAGGGAATCATATCCGTTGTATTCACGCCTTTATAATCAGGTCCATTTGGATGATCAATCGGATGAACGACTTCCGGCAATACCTGTTCGACTTCCTGTGCAATGAAACCAATACGATTGGGTATAACAGTGGGTTCCGCCGCTGTCTCTAATTCCGCCTTCCATTGGTAGGTGCAGGGGTTCAACGCCATGATTTTTTCCGTGGCCGAGGACAATGGAACAATATTGGTTTTTAATCTACCATCAGAAGTGGATGCAAAGGAGGTTCCGCCAGATCCAATGTATACACCAATGCTGCTCGGATCCACGATATTGAACTGATTTTTTGTATCGGTGGTTTTACCCATGTTGTAATAAGCCGTCGCATCTTTATTCGTAAACGTTATATAGGAGCCGTATACAGTGTTATTGGAACCATCGATGATCGCGATATTCGCAGGAACAATCAAATTGTTGGCCAATGCAGTGCGGGTATTATTTAAACTAAAGTCCGTCGCAACAGTGAGATTACTAGTATTGATCGAAATATCCGATCTAGCTACGAATAACCGATTCATGAAACTAATGTCGGTGGACGAATTGATCATGTTAGCATTTATGGCACCAACAAATTGTTTTGCGCTAATAGTTCCATTAATCGAGCAATCACCAGATACAAAGAGTCTCGAAATATAGGTTTCGTTTCCGACAGATACATTGTTTCTCAATGTTATATCACCACTCAGGTCAATATCGCCGTTTACGAATAGAGAAGCTGACGTTCTCCCATTAGTATATCCGGAAACATCATAAAATCCTCCTGAAATATCATAATAACCATTCGATACATCGTAATAACCATTCGATATATCATAATATCCGCCCGAAACATCCAGATAATAAAAATTGGTTCCCGATACATCATACACTCGAACATGACCTCGATTATCGCTAGATTCGCCAGTCGTTCCATCGTTTAAATAGGCGCCAACCGCCACCGTTCTGCCATTGGAACTTAATGAAATCGACATACCGGCTCCGCTATTAACCAATTCGGCATCTACGTCTTCGCCGAATTGCACCCAGTATAGTTTATTTAAGGTCCACGTTGTGTCGCCACCGGTGATCAAGACGGGTCTTTTACTAACACCGTCATAGGTTAGGTTCGAACTATTATCGATATAATTCCATTCGCTTTGAGCAACCGTTCTGTATTGATACAGCCGCACATGGCCTCGATCCGATCCGAATGTGCCGTCATTAAAGGGTGCTCCGACCGCTAGGATAGTTCCATCCGCGCTTAACTTAACTGCACTTCCAAATTGATCTCCATTGATTTCACCGTCTATATCTCCACCCAATTGAACCCAATATTTTTTGGTCGAATTCCAGGTTAAGTCCCCACCAGTGATCAAAATGGGTTTTTTATTCGCACTTCCATCATAAATAAGGTCGACACGGTTAAAGACTGTGTTCCATTCGCCTTCAGACACCGTTCTATACTGATATACGCGCACATTACCGCAATTATTATCCACATCGGTAGATGTTCCATCGTTCAGGTAAGACCCAATTGCCACTATTTGGCCATCGGAACTTAATGATACAGACGTGCCCGCTTGAGCACCCGCCGCTTCGCCATCGATATCTCCGCCCATCTGAACCCAATACTTTTTATATTCTGTCCATGCGACATCCCCACCAGTAATCAAAATCGGCTTGTCAGTATACACCTGATTAGAACTATTGTCGAGGGTATTCCATTCATTTTGGGAAATATCTTTATACTTATAAATACGCACATGACCACGATTATTATTCGCGTCTGTAGTCGTGCCATCGTTTAATTTACATCCAATGGCAACCACTGTTCCATCTGAACTTAATGACATGGATATACCGGACTGATCTCCAGGAGTCTCGCCGTCGATTTCTCCACCCATTTGAACCCAATATTTTTTAGCTGCATCCCACTCAATATCCCCAGTCGTGATTATTATGGGCTTGTTAGTATAAACCTGGTTCGATACATTCAAGAGTGATTCCCATTCGGTAGAGGTTATATTTCTATATTGATACACGCGCACTTGTCCGATATTAACATCGGTGTTTGAAGTTCCATCATTATTAATTGCACCAATTGCAACTGTATAACCGTCGGAATTTAACTGCACGGAATAACTCGACTGATCACCCGCCATTTCACCGTCAATGTCTCCGCCCATCTGAACCCAATATTTTTTAGTCGAACCCCATGTAGTATCGCCTCCAGTAATCAGAATCGGTCGGTTATCGTAGATTTGATTCGAACTGTTATCCAACGTGTTCCATTCGTCTTGAGAAACTGTTCTATACTGGTAGACGCGCACACTACCACGGTTGTCATCCGACGTTCCGGATGTGCCATCATTATAGATCGCACCAACTGCTAAAATGGTTCCATCCGTATTCAATGACACTGAATAACCTGATCCGTCCGCCACCGCCTCGCCATCTATATCTCCTCCCACCTGAACCCAATAACTTTTTGTCGAACTCCATGCAACATCTCCGCCGGTGATCAAAATTGGCAGCGTATTCGTATTATCACGTAGCTGATTTGCGCTATTATCAAGGGTATTCCATTCATCTTCTGAAATAGTTCTGTATTGATACACGCGGACATGCCCACGATTATCATCGGTCGTTCCGGTCGTGCCATCATTATAAATGGAACCAATCGCAACGGACAGGCCATCGGCGCTAATTGACACTGAAAAACCAGATTGGTCTCCCGCTGCTTCACCGTCTATGTCTCCACCTTTTTGCGACGTATATGTTTGAATCATCAACTGTGCACCATTCAATGCAGTTCCACTAATATCGGGACGAATAGTAGCGCCATTTAAGGCAGTGCCGGCAATACTTGGACGCGGCACTGCCCAATTATAGGGAGTGCCGCTAATATCCGGGCGCGGGATAGCCCCATTTAGTGAAGTACCACTAATATCCGGACGCGGGAGAGCCCCATTAAATGCGGTTCCGCTAATATCGTATAAATACGTGGCACCATTGCTAGCGTTTCCTGGAAGAATACGTCCATCTGATCCAATATATAATGAATTACCTAAATAACTGGTTCCATTCACTGATAAATCACCGCCGATGGATAAATGATCGGTGGGACCACGTGTGATAATACTTCCTCCGCTAACATCCACGAATCCATCCAAATATATCTGTTTATACGTATTTGAGCTATTAGGTAAACTCAACCAATTTGACATTATATATATACCTATAGACATATTTTTGCTAGCATTACACCCAATTCGTATTCATTCAACCTAGG